ATTTATACAGAGAGAAAACGAAAGAACAGAATAAAGTTTATTCAAAAAACTGGCTTGAAAACAACAAAGAAAAACGCAGGGAAACAGTAAATTCCTGGAGAAAAATCAAGTTAAAAACAGACCCAATTTTTGCATCAAAACAAAAGATAAGGGGTTTGATAGTTGACGCATTTAGAAGAGGAGGATTGAAAAAATCAAATAAAACAGAGGAAATATTAGGCTGCTCAATTGATTGTGCTAGACACTATATAGAGTCTAAATTTTTGGAAGGAATGGATTGGTTGAATCATGGAAAGTGGCACATTGACCATATTATTCCATTATCAAATGCGAAAACAATTGATGATGTAATTGTGCTTTCTCACTATAAAAATCTTCAGCCTTTGTGGGCTGTTGAAAATTTAAAAAAAGGAGGAAGAAATGACAATGCAATTGCGTGAATATCAAACACGGGCACTGAACATGCTTTACGCGTGGTTTGAAAAGAACGCAACTGGCCATCCAGTACTGAACATGCCTGGCGGGTCCGGCAAGTCGGTGGTGATTGCATCGTTGGCAAAGGATGCGTTGCAAAACTGGCCGGAGACAAGAATTTTGATGCTGGTCCACTCCAAAGAGCTGATCCTTCAAAACGCTGACAAGCTGCGCAGATTGTGGCCCGATGCGCCATTCGGCATCTACAGCGCCAGTGTTGGTAAACGCCAACTTGATGAGCCAATCACCTATGCCGGCATTGGATCTGTGGCCAATCGTAGCAAGGAGATTGGGCACATTGATCTGTGCATCATTGACGAAGTGCACGCTGTTTCAACCGCCGAGAGTGGCATTTATCGGAAGCTGATTGCCGACTTGCTGAAAATCAATCCAGCCATGCGGATCGTTGGATTGAGCGCCAGCCCCTACAGGCTTGGGCAAGGTCTGATAACTGAAGGACCAACCGCAATCTTTTCCGATATTTTGGAGCCTGTCAGCATCCAGGAGCTGGTTTCCAAAGCGCACCTTGTCCCGTTGCGATCAAAGATTACCAATCACAAGCTAGACACAGACGGTTTGCACAAGCGCCAAGGGGAATACATTGCGTCCGAGATGGAGGCAAAGTTCAACACCGACGATCACAACGGCGCCGTGGTAGAAGAGATTATCGAGAGGGCAAGCAACCGCGAGCATTGGCTAATTTTTTGCTCTGGTGTTGCTCACTCTGAAGATGTAGCCGAATGCTTGCGTGGGGCCGGCATTCCTGCCGAGTCGTTGGATGCAACGCATAGCAAGTCTGAGCGCGAGCGCAAGTTGGCCGATTTTGAGTCTGGTCGAATGCGTGCTATTTGCTCAGTTGGAATTTTAACGACAGGCTACGATTTTCCTGCCTTGGATTGCATTGCGTTCTTGCGATCTACTATGTCTCCAGGGCTTTACTTGCAAATGGCCGTGCGCGGCATGAGGCCGCACTTAGGCAAGACCGACTGCCTGGTGCTTGACTTCGCAGCGGTGGTGGCAACCCACGGCCCGATCACCCACGTCCGACCGCCTAACAAGAAGGGCGAGAAGGAGGGGGCCGCGCCAGTGAAGGTATGCGACAACTGTCAGGAGTTATGCGCCCTGGCGGCCCGTGTATGCCCTGCCTGCGGGCATCCGTTCCCGGAGCCTGAAGTTAAGAAGCTCAAGCTCCAGAACGATGACATTATGGGGTTGGCGGGCAAAGAGATGGAGGTGACTGCTTGGCGCTGGCGCAAGCATGTCAGCCGGGCCAGTGGGCAGGAGATGTTGATGGTCACCTATTACGGGGCATTGTCGGACGCGCCAGTGAGCGAATACATGCCGATCAACAATCCAGGCTATGCGGGCGAGAAGGCCAGGCGGACTGTGGCAGAGATCGCCTCGGGTGCCGATGTGCTTGTGTCCGACCTCTACAACCCGCTGGACGTGGTGGCCGACATTCTCTCCTGCGGCGAGCCGCCAGACATGATCGAGTACAAGATGGACGGTAAATATCACCGTGTGCTTCAAAGAAAATGGAAACTAGATGCGCCACAAACAGCCTGAAATTGTCACTGTCTACTACAAGATGCTCGAGGCCGGCCCGCCCAAGTGCTGCCACAGCTGCGAGATGTACGGCACGGACGGTCTGTGCGTGGAGTTCTTCAAAGAGCCGCCGGAGGACTTCGCCGCCACGCCGGATGCCTGCGACAAGTGGGTGATGGACCTGCCCTTCTGATGAAAACAGAACACGAAGAGCAGCGCGAGCTGGTGCAGTGGATCCGCCAGGCCTGCGGGGTGAGGGTCTTTGCGATACCCAACGGCGGGCTTCGAGGCATCGCCGCCGCCGGACGCTTGAAGGCCGAGGGCGTATCGGCTGGCGTGCCCGACCTGTTCGTCCCGGCCTGGCTGCTCTGGATCGAGATGAAGCGGGAGAAGGGCGGCAGCGTTTCGTCGGAGCAGCAAAGCTGGCACGACTACCTGCGCAGCCTGGGGCACCATGTGATCGTTGGGCGCGGGCAGGAAGATGCTAAAGAAAAGATGCGAAACCTAGGGTTTGTACCTAAGAATTGATGCTTTTTTTTGGGTATTATGCTTCTCACACCAACCCGCAACCAGCGAACAGGACAAAGACCATGAACAACAAACGAATCAATAAAGCAGCAGCCGCTCTTGCCCGCATGGGGTTTTCAGAAACCACCATCGCGTCATGGCGCAAGTGGGTGGCTGATGGCTGCGGTTACAGCCACGAAAGTGGCAAGCGTGACTTGCGCAAGTGGGCGCACTACACGCGCCGCGTGTACAGCGTCAAAGGGTTTTGACGCAACCAACCCAGCCCGGCCAGCGCCGGGCACCAAGGAGCCCCCATGATCCAAGACACCCTCTTCGCCGCAGCCCTAGGGCTTGCTGGCGCCACCTTCCTCTTCTTTGCCCTGTCATGATCGCAACCAAACACAAGCTCCTGCTCGCTAACGCTTTCGGCATTGCCGGATACAAGCGCGCCTTGTTCGACGCGCTCAACGCCTCGGTGGCGGAAGAGTGCGATGGCGAGCGCCTGGTAGCGCTCAACTTTGCAGACGGCTCGCGCTTGGCGCTGTCATGAACGGCGCCCCACCCTGCCCGCTGGATAGCGTGGAGTTCGTCTACAACATAGACGACGTGGACCAGCCATTGGTCTGCCACCTAGATTACGAGCCCGAGTGCGCAGGCCACGGGGATCACCCCGATTACCCCAGCACCATGTGCCTGGCGGCGGCCTACATCAAGGACGTGGACATTCTGGGCCTCCTGAGCCCCGACAAGATCGAGGCAATCGAACTGCTCGCCTTAGACGAGCAAGAGCGCTTTGATGGCGATGGTGGGTACGATGAAGAATAAGCCGCCGCCAAGCGTAGGCTGGTGGCCCACCGGCGAGCACAAGGTGCGCTGGTGGAACGGCAAGTGCTGGTCTTGGGCCTGCCTGGACAGCGACAACGAGCACCAGATACGTCATTACAGCGCCAAGGAATCAGCCGATGACGTAGTGTGGTATCCACGGCCAGACTGGTGGCCAGAGAGGTCAAAGACATGAAAGACAGAGAAGAGTACTTCTGCCGCGCCGCGGCCCGCCAGAGCTTGTTCTGCGCTGTCTGGATCGTCGCCCTAGTGGCGTTGATTGCGTGGCTGGCATGACACACATCGGTTGGATGGTCCTTGAAAGCAATGTCTGCATCCTGCTCACCAGGCGCCGCGAGGAGATGGAATATTGGGTGGGCCTCGGATGCGATGCGGTGCCGTTATATGCAATGCCCCCGCTGTAACGCGCCAGCCGGCGTGCTTTCAACTCGGGCCGCGCCCGACAATTCAACCAGAAGGAGATACCAGTGTTACAACAACCACCGGTTCAGCACAACGGAACAACTCGCCGTTTCTGTAGATCGCTCGACGAAGCCTTCGGCGGCGACGGTTACGCCATCACCCACTACAGAAACCGATGGTCGTGGTTCAACCGAGCCGTTGCCTTCAGTGTCTGGGTACTGGCGCTGGCTTACGGGGTGACGCTATGGACCTGAAGAGCCAACTTTTGAGGGAAGAGGGCGCCGAGTCCTGCGCCTACCAAGACTCGCTCGGGTACTGGACCATCGGCGTGGGCCGGCTGATCGACTCGCGCAAGGGCGGCGGCCTGTCGCCAGACGAGATCGACTTCTTGCTTGAGAACGATATCAAAATCAAGACCCGCGAGGTATTGTTGGCGCTGCCGTGGGTGCCCAGACTGTCCGAGCCGCGCCAGGCGGTGCTGATCGGCATGGCCTTTCAAATGGGCATTGGCGGGCTGCTCAAGTTCAAGCGCGCACTGGGGTCAATCGAGGATGGACAGTACAGCGAAGCAGCGATGGAGATGTTGGACAGCGCCTGGGCCAAGCAGACGCCAGCACGAGCGCATCGCATGGCCAAGCAGATGGAGACGGACGAATGGATCCCCTAACCGCAGGCGTCGAACTGGCGCAGACCGTCATCACCCGCATCTGGCCGGACAAGAGCGCAGCCGAGGCGGCGCAGCTTGCCGCTCAGGTCGCCATCGTCCAGGGCCAGCTGGACGTCAATCGCGCCGAGGCATCGAGCCCCAGCGCCTTCACGAGCGGTTGGCGCCCAGCGATTGGCTGGGTCTGCGCCTCGGCGCTGGCGTGTCAATACATCGCCAGACCGCTAGTCCAGTGGGCCGGCATTGTGCTTGACCACCCGCTGCCGACGCTGCCTGGCATCGACGACAACTTGTGGCAACTGATGCTGGGGATGCTGGGCCTTGGTGGGTTGCGTTCGCTGGAAAAAATTAAGGGAGTTGCATCGTGACCGATGAACGCATTGCGGAACTGATGGGGTGGCGTTGGCCGACCAGTGCTCACCCTGACGACATGCTTGCGAAAGTGCGGGCCGTTGTACGCGAAGCTGTACGCACTGATGCATTTGCAGACCGATGCAAGCTGGCAACGGACTGCCTGCCCCAGTCACCCTACCGGGTGATGCTGGAGAATTTGCATCGAGAGATGTTGGGCATTAAGCAGAGGGTTGAGCCATGAACGAACGAATTAGAAAACTAATGGACGGCTGCTTCGACATTACCGTTGACTCTCGCGGAAGGGAGGAATGCACTGCCGACTTTATCAACGTGCAGCGGTTTGCCGAGTTGATTATTGCTGAATGTTGCGATCAAGTGCGGGCAATTGACGCTATGACCATTAGACAACATTTTGGAGTTGAAGAATGAACGAACGAATTAAAGAGCTACTCAGCCGACCTGGGTTCGAACGACTGAACGACTGGGCCAGCATTGGCCCGGTGCAACGGGTCGCGCTGGAAGAGTTCGCCGACCTCATTGTGAAAAAGTGCGCCGAGTTGGCGGAAGAATGTTACTGCGGCGATACCGTTAAGTCTTTGATAATGAACCACTTTGAAATTGAGCTATGAACGAGCGCACCGCGTTTGAAGCGTGGGCCGATAAACATTGGGGCGGCAGTGCGCATTTGCACAAAAGCGCTACCTGCGGGGAGTGGGATGCGTGGCAGGCTGGGCGTGTTGACCTAGCGCAGGTGGGGGACTGCGGGGAAACGTGCAAGAGGGCCAAGCTTTGCTACGCCTGTTCAAGGGAGTTGGCTTTGCACCGAGGCGACATCTTGAGATGCATTGAAACCGACGAACTTTGCACTGTAGAGGCTACATCCACCACCGGCAAAACGATGGTTAAGTGGGCCAGTAACGACTTTGCGGAGTACACGGCAGAGCAGATTGGCGAGTTGTTTTGGATTGAACCCGGTGGTTGAGCCCGTAGCATGGATGGTTTACACAGAAGACGGTAAGTCTGTGTATGTAACCGATAACCCAACCGATATCCAGCAAGGCCAACGAGCTTTGCCGCTTTATACGAAGCTTGAGTGGCAAGGGCTGACAAAGGCTGATGTAAATAAACTCACAAGATTCGTGATTGCGTTCAAGAGTGAGGTTGTGGAGTTTATTAGAGCAGCAGAAGCAAAGCTAAAGGAAAAAAATGACCGAGACCGAACGTAAACTTGACCTCTTGCTAGGCGATGCCCTAGCGGAGAACGAACGCCTCAAGCGCGAAGTCAAACGCCAAGAGATCGTCATCGCGCAGTTGCTACTGGCGATGCACGAAGGCGGAACCTTGAGAGTACGAGATGATGCATCCTGACACCGAGTTGCTGATGCACTTAGCATCCAACATAGTGCGCGAGTACCCCAACGGCGTGAGCACAGTTGACATGCATTTGCGCATGGCGATCACGCTCGACAAGACCCGCAAGATTCTGTGCTTTGCCCGCAAGGCGAGGCTGCTGGGCGTGGCCGGCAGCGGCGTCACTGCTCGATGGGCATCGCCTGAGCGAGCAGCAGAGTTAGACGCTGGGCGCTGGACGAAGCGCAAGTTGCAACACAAGGCGTGCAGGGACCGAAAGACAGCAAGGATCGCCGCACGCCAGGCTGCGTCAGAACTGGCGCCAAGGCGAGTAGCCAAACCGTTTAGGATCAACGCACCGAATTCAGTATGGCAACTAGTGGACTTCCCATGCGACCAACTAAAGCGGCGATAGACGCCATCCGGGACGCCTACATGGCTGACGTTCTGACGATCAGAGCGCACATTCTGGCGCTCAATGATCCGCACCTAGAGGACGCCTGGGCCGGCATCGAGACGTTCGCGGCAGTGGCGCTGCGGGTGATGGCGAAGACCAACCCTAGCAAGCTCAAGAGCGAGATGGTGACTGTGGGGATTTCGGCGCTGCTATGACCGGTCGACCTTGCCGTCCAGTTTGTCAAAGATGCGCCCCAGCAGGTCGCGGATCTCTTTGAGGTCTGAACGGTAATCGTCCCGCGTCACATACGTCTTGGGTAGCTCGACCGATAGGCGGGTCAGGTCGGTTTGAAGCAGCTTAACCGAAGTCCACAACTCCCTAGCGAACCAGCCGGTAACCGCGCAAGCGGTAGCAAGGCCAATGTCGATCAGGTGTTGCGAATCCATCAGATCATCCTAGCAAGTAAAGGCACCGCCCCGCCGGCGCAGGTTGCCAGGGCATCGAACCATTCTACGCCATGCGTGGGCGTCAAGCCTGCTCTGATAGCACGTTGGTTGGAGAGCCAGTCGAGCACCTCCTTGCCCACTGCGGCCAGCACCACGAGGCCATAGGCGGCGTCAGGGCGGCGCAGGATGGCTAGGGCGGCTAGGAAGATCAAGCTGCCATAGAAGAAGTGGTTGGCTTTGTCCTGGGGGAGTGAAGGCATACGGTTAGAACGTAATGCTTCCCGAAGCAGTCCAGTTATAGACGCGGTAACCACCAGCAACGGTAATGGTCGGTGAGCCTGTGGTCGATGCGGCTGCGGCAAATGTGTCGGCGTAGCGGATGATGACTATGCCTGAACCGCCTGCGCGATAGGTTTGTCCTATGCCAGCGCGCACGCCACCGCCCCCGCCGCCTGTGTTGGCAGTTCCCGCTGTGGCTGTATCGGATGTACCGGCGCCAGTGCCGCCGCCTCCTGCGCCTCCTGCGCCTCCCGTACCAGCGTTGCCTGAGCTTCCGCCGCCACCACCAGCATAAGTTACGCTGGACCCTGAAATACTAGACGCTGTACCGGCGCCGCCAGTGCCGCCACTAGCAGTGGTGCCGTTTGCACCAACTGCGCTAGCACCGCCGCCACCGCCGCCACCGTTGAATAAGATGGCACCGCCATCACCGCCGTTATTTCCTTGCCCTGCTGTTCCAGAACCACCCGGCGTTATTTCCCCGCCTGAGCCGCCACCTGATCCGCCAGTACTACCAACGCCGCCTGCGCCGCCGCCACCGCCCAATGAGGTAACTGTTGAAAAAACAGAGTTACTGCCGTTTGTTCCGGGATTTCCACCAGCCCCACCAAGTCCAACCGTTACCGTAATTGCAACGCCAGATGAAACAGCAAACCCGGCGGCTGTCTTAAATCCACCAGCACCGCCACCGCCACAACCATCACCGCTATTTGCGCCGCCACCGCCACCGCCCCCAGCAACAACAAGATATTCAACCGCTGTAGGAGCAACCGCAGGTTTTTTCCTGGCTAAGAATTGATTTGGTGCTGCGAACATTATGCGAACGCCTGGGCTGCGTTACCGTACCAGCTGGTGCCGATGTAGACAAAGCTGAGAATGTCCTCTGCACTGGCCGTTGCTGTGATCGTCGGCACAGTGCCGCCGGGCCATTTGACGCCGGTAAAGGTGGCTGTAGTCATGCCTGTGGCCGCCTGAGTCAAGCGAAGGATGAACGAATTGCCTGCCGTGGGGGAGGTCGGCATTGCGAACGTACAAGGCGTTGAGGCCGTCAGCGTAGCGGTGACAACTGTGCCTGCCGTGATGACGATTGTTGCCGTGCCTGCAACCGTTCCCAGCGCAGCTACTGACTCAACGTATCCCGAGATCGTGGGGGTTGTCAGCGTTGGCGATGTGCTCAGAACAACCGCCACGGTCCCCGTGCTTGAGGCAACCCCAGTCCCGCCACTAGCCACCGGCAACGCAGTAGTCAAGCTCAGGCTCAAAGCACTTACAGCCCGCCCAGCGGTCAAGTTGGCCACCGAGACTTGCTTGGTGGTCGAGCTTTGGACAATCGGCAGAACTTCGGTTCCCGCTAGGGGCGTGGTACTTGCCGGGAGGGCACTGATTTTTGAGTCAGCCATTGCGTTTTGCTCCTTGGAAAAACATTAGTTGAGGATGATCCAGTCGGCGGGGGATGCCTGGCCGGCAGCCATGTACCACTTGCCCGTGCCGGACACATACGCCCGTGCGCCTAGGAATGGCGGCGCATAGGTGACGTTGTTTGCGACCCATGCCCGACGCCCAGCACTGTCCGAAAGCGATGCTTGCGACACAGACCCTCGCGTAATGTTCAGGCCTCCAATATAACAGACCTCTCCAGTGGCGGTAAACAGGCCCGTTGTGGTGTTGTAGATCGCAATGTACAAGCCCCAAGTGGTTCCTGGGGTGATGTTGAACGAGGTGGTGATGGTGTGCCAGGCCGAGTCAGCAACCACTTCGCCAAGCAGCGCGGTGCTCCCGCCAAGATCGCTGTATATGCGCACCGTCCTGTTGGCGGTGGTGGGCATATAGAGTGCCGCCAGGATCGAGAGCGTTTCGGTAGCGAGCCAAGGTTGATTGGACGGCGTTGCGCGCAGTGAGTTGGCAAGAGCCGCGCTGTTCTGTGTGTACTTGATGCTAGTGGCAGTCAAGTTGAACGGCCACACAATAGAGGCCTCGGCCACCGCCGTGGAGGTTCCAGCCACCGCAAACTGATCCGGTGGGCCAGCTACCTGGCCGTTGGTTGTCCACAGGTCCACCAGCGAGTTGGTGAAGATGCTGTCCAGCGTCGGGGATGGGTTGCCACCAAGCTGGGACCACACAACCCCGTTGCTCAACTGCACCGTGGAATCGGTGGTGCTGTAGACCAGCGCTCCAGCGGTGGTGGTTGCTGGAGGTAGCGTAGTAGAAGTGACTTGCGGCAACCCCCATCCGTACAAGTTGCCGTCCGGGTTGTACAGGTCTGGCGTCGATCCGCTGGTGCCGCCAGCATAGGTGTTGCCGAGGCCGAGCGTGGCAACCGGGACGCCAGGGCCAGCGTTGAGTCCGATATGAGAGTACGTTCCTCTGAATATGTCATTCATCTCAATGACGTTAAACGAGCACGTAGCGCCTTCCATCAAGACGGCATACGCTGGCGAGTACCCAATAACAAGCGCCGTTCCAACCAACGATGTTGTTGCCGCCGCAGACATTGTGAACGAGCTGGCACCCACTACGGTGATCGTAGTGCCATCCGGGATTCCAGAGCCCTTGACCGTGCATCCAACATAGACGTTGGACATTGAACTGACTGCAGTAACCGACGTAGTGCTATTGGTGGTGCCGGTAACATTGGTTACAAAACCGCCGCCAGGCTGTATGGTGTTGCCACGTATTTCAGTATAGGTGCAGTTGGATAGGTAAATTTGCGCATCATAGTACGCTGTAGTGCTAGCACCATACGGAATATAATAATAAAATGGATACTCGCACTGATTATTTTCAATGCGCAACTGCGAAGCGTTAAGCGCAACAATTGCGCCGCCGGAGGTTGTAATACTATTGCTGCGAAATACAACTTGCCGAGCATCTGCGCCAATGCTTGTGTAAAGGATACCTGGGCGACCACCGCTAAAATTTGTTTGTACTGTGCCG